ATAGTCTATGACCCCGAAGGCATAACCGGAACCCTTCACTGTGTTCATCGGGATTGGCGGATCAAGTCTGGTCATGCTTTACCTTTCAGTTTGCGGCATGGTTATGGTTCCTTTGTGGATAGAGCACCAATCGTCATCATCAGCCACGTCCATCCCCGGCCACGCATTTATCGCAGCAGCTATCGCCCTGTGCATCGCAAGGGCATCCGGGGCCATCATGGCTTGCCATGCCGCCTTGACGGACTCGGGTGGTATCTGGTCAGGACGGATCACTTGTCACCTCCCAGCGCGGCGAAGGCAATACCCTTTGCATCCTCAATAAAAAACCAATTGTCTTCTGTTATTTCCTTCAGCGCCGCCCGCATTCGGGTGACTTCATCGGCAAGAATATCATTCAGGTCTTCTTGGTTTTTGCGTTCTAGGAGTTCCATAGCCACGGCAGCGCGAAGATTTTGGATTTCATGTTTAGCGGCCAGCGCAATGTCCTCGGCGCGCATGTCGTTCTCCGCCCACTGGGCGAGTCGATGGATGATGTCAGTCATTCTCACCTCCAATGGCGTCACGGATGTCACGGGCAATTTGCTTGCCAATGCCGCTGTAATGGATGGTGCCATCTGGATCAATGTGGGCAGTCTCCCATTTCTCCACCATCAAAGGAATGTTGCGAAGAAGCCTTTGCAGCCGCTCGTTCTCGGCACGGAGCCGTTCGATCTCGGCTTGCAGGTTCTCGATCTCTCTCTGGTTGTGTATGTCGCTCATGGTCCCTCTCTTATCCGGAGATTACCACAGGCAGGGGATAAGGCAAGAAGAAAAACAAAAACCCCGAAAGATTTCTCTTCCGGGGTTTCGCTATACGGAGATGGCCTGCTTACTTCTTGCGGCCCTGCATCTTGGACCTAAAGGCTGCAACCTGAGATCGGGTGGCCCCCTTCTGGGGCTGGGCGAATGTCACCTTGCCCTGCTTGGCAAAGAGTCGGCCAAGGCTCGGCATTTTCAGCGACCCCGACTTCTCGCTCATGGCTTTCTTCTGTGCCGCAGCGCGAGTCATCGAGCGACCACCAACGCCTTCCTTCTCATACTGACGAGCCTTCATCCGCTGGAAGGCTGTCATCTTGCCAGCAACGCGGGACTTGTCAGAGGCAGCCGCAGGAGGCGATGCCGGTGCAGCCGCTACTACGGCATTCCCCGTCTTTGGCTTGCTCGGGCCGATGGGCTGGTCGTACTTAGTCTTCGGCTTTTTAGGGCCAATCCGCTCGCTATACTTAAACGGAGAATCCTTCGCGCTATACGGGCGCTGGGTCGGATTCCGCATGGAAGACGGGGCCTTTATTTTCTTGTCGGACTTTGCGCCAAGGACGCTGCCAATAGCCTCGTAGAAATAATCACCGCTCTCAATGTCCTCAGTGGTGGCCGGATCCTTCCGACGCGGATTGGGCTTCGGAATCGGCGTGATCCCTTCGGCAGTCCTCGCATAGGACGGATTCGGTTTGAGAGAGTCGTCTTTTGCCATGGTATTTCCCTTCGGCACTTTCCCTGATTTTAACACGGGGTGCCGGGAAAAAGAATTGGCGGTCTGCCACCATTTTAAGGGGAATGATATCGGCTCAATAGCTGTGAACTACTGGCCGAAAACCCCACCGGATCTGTGCCCATCAGTGAGAATGGAGATCCGGCTCGGTTAGTCCTCGGCAGACAGGCGGGGTAACTAACCCCTTTCGCATCTTGCCGCCAAGCCAGAATGTAGCATACCGGGGTTTTGATGTAAAGGGGGGTCCCAAATTTGAAAAATACCCCCCGGGGGTGTTTTTTGTTGAATGATTGGAATGATTTAGGGGGTGGGGGGTGGAATTTGGGGGATTGGTTGTGGGGAATAATATGTATATGCGAGAGACTCGCCGCGCCCGAAAAGGGGGGGTGCCGGTGGCGGGGGGTGTTCTGGTTTTGTTCCAGAATCCGTTCCCGGTTTGTCCGTGGCATGCAAGCTATGGTTGACTAGGCCGTGTTCGCAAATTTACAATTAGCTTACGCCGTCTTGCTAAGTTGCTGCAATCTTTCGACTAATTCCGATTCAATGCTTTTGCTATCGGCGCTAATCGTTTCCAGTTTCACCTGATCCGTAAGCATTCCTGCCGCTTTTGCGCCCAAAGATAGCAGATTGGCCTTAACTGCCGGTGGCGTATCGGGCGCGTCAATCATTGCCCACAAGTTGCGCCATACCCTGTCCGAGTATTTTTCCCTTTGCCTGTCCGTGAACATGCTATTCTTCCGTTTCTTTTCCGCAATTATAGCCTGCACTCTCTCGGCAATCGCGGGGTTTGTGGATAGCTTGCTTGCTTCATTGTGGATTGTGGCGGGCTTCATGTTTGTGGCGTCATACGAGCCGCGATAAGCGTCGGCATTGCTATATCCCTCGGCCAGTAGCTCGGAAAATTTTTGCTGCTTGGCCGTCAATCCGGTTTCGGTGTTTCGGCCTGTACGCTTTCCCATGCCCTCATGGTTTGCGTCACTGGCAACTAGCCTAAGCACTGGCTTCTCTGTTTCTGTATCTGTCATCATGGCCTCTTATGCCCTCAAGCGCCGAGCGGCTGTCGGGGTTTTGAATTTTCTCTGCCCCCATTTTAGCACCCTTTGTCGCCATTGCCCTAGTTATGCGCCCAGCGCATAGGTCCTATGCAAAAATATGTGTTGCATTAATTTCCGGCCAAGCTATCTTGGACACGTCAACACGACGAAAGGAAAACACAATGCACCCTGATTTTGCAAAGCTGCTTGGCCTTGATCTTGTGGTTGTATTTCACACTCAAACGTGGCCGACGCCGGTAGATATACCATACTCGCCGGAAACCGACACGAAAGCCCCAAAGCCCGCGAAAAAGTAAATTGCGCTTATCAGGCGGGGCCACCGGCCCCGCTCAATAAACGCAACACAACTAAAAGGTGAACCATGTTTCGCGGAAAGCTTATAGCTTCAGGATCGAATGCTAAGACCGTAAAAGGCGACGGCACGGAATACGAAACCGCAATAATGTACCTTGCACCGTTCACGCTATCAGGCGCGGGAAATGTTTGCAGCATGGCCGCAATCGCCGCGTGCTGGCAGGGCTGTTTGAATAGCGCCGGTCGCGGCGCATTCAACAATGTCCAGAAAGCGCGAATTCGCAAAACGCGGCAATACATGACGGAACGCGCGGAATTCATGGCCGATCTAGTGGCCGATCTCGAAGCTTTCGAGCGGTATTGTGCCCGGAAAAAAGTTCGGCCATGTGTCCGGCTTAACGGAACGTCTGACATTATATGGGAACGCGGCCATCCTGTAACACGCGGCAATGCGCGGCACGAAAGCATTATGGCGGCATTTCCCGGCATAATCTTCTATGACTACTCGAAGATCTACAAGCGCGTAGATCGGCCATTGCCTAACAACTATAAATTGACCTTGTCATACTCAGGCGCGAATGCCGATTATGCGGCGGCAATCCGTGAGCGCGTCAATGCTGGCAAGGCGAATATGGCCGTGGTCTATCGCAACAGGGCAATTGTGGACAAGCTTATAGCGGCCAGTCCCTACGCTATAGACGGCGATCTAACCGATATGCGTTTCCTTGACCCGCAAGGCGGCTATGTCGTGGCATTGTACGCCAAAGGCAAGGCAAAGCACGACGCTAGCGGTTTCGTGCAGGACTGAATGCGACATTAACAGGAAAGGGAAAACCCGATGGGGTACGCGCGGCACACTAATTCCGACGTAAAGGCACAGCTTCAAGCAAAAGTTGCAGAACCATTGCCGGTATTGCTTGGGCAATTTGTCGAACGCGAATTCGGGCATACATTCGAGTATTCGCCGCGCCAATGGCCGGACGAAACATTCCGCCCGGAATTGCCGCACATTGTTTATGTGGGCGACGGCCAAACCAGATTGGCACATGTCAAGAAAACCATTGCCTATGTCTTAACAGGCGACGGCGAATTGCAGCGTTGGGACATAAGGCGCAAGGAATACAACACGGAATGGGTTTATGAATGTGACATTCCGCCGCATTGAATAGACCGGAAATTAGTGCAACACTGGACACGTTAACAGGAGGAACCAATGGAATTCAAAACACTACGCGAAAAGATTGCCGCCGATAAGGTGGAACGGCAAGCCCGCTATGCGGCATTCGAGAAGCTATTCTTGGATGCATGGCATGCCGGAAGGGACGCGGCCAGAGATTGCAGACCGAAACCTATGGTTGTGACCAATGATCGCGGCGATTGGCTCGACTATGTGGATGACGGAATGTGTGGGTTCGGCTGGGTGAACGTGCCGGGGAATACATCTTTCGGCAAGTGGCTGAAAAAGAACGGACGCGCCCGCCCGGACTATCCAACGGGGCTTTCCATCTGGATATCGGACTACGGCCAGTCCTATGAGCGCAAGGCCGCACATGCCGGGGCTATGGCTGCTTATCTACAGGCTAATGGGATCGCCTGTAGGGCTGGGTCACGGTTGGATTAGCCCTCAGTCGCCGGGCGGCTATTCGGGGCTTCAAAATTAACGCAACGGAAGGACAAGACAATGAGCCGGACCATTAACGACGTGATCGCCGAGGCTGCCGAATTCATCAGGACTTTTGGCACGGGAAGCGGTCAGCTTTACGCCGACGAAATCGCGCGGCATCTTGTGCTCAACGCCGAGCCGAGACTGGGGCGTGTCTATATCGAGGTGCCGCGACAGTACACCGCGTTCCTCACCCCCGTGGGGGTGAGTTTCGAGGCATACGACGAACATGCAAAAAACGCATAGCAGATATGCAATATTGTGTGTTGAATTAATTACACGATGTGGTAATGTAGCCGCGTCAACAAAGAGGAGACTAAGATGTCTAATTTCAAGAAGGTAAGACATGACCGCGAATTCAATCTGTCTCACGAGGGGCTGCGCTGGATTGTGGATCTTGCCGAATGGCGCGACGAAACCAGTAAAAGGGGGGAGCTTAGAGCCTACAGGATAGATGGCGACATCACGACGCCCTTGCTGCGTGAGGCGCTAGAGCTTGAGGCGCAAACACGCGGCTTGCAGTGGTCGATGGGTGAATGACACGGGAAACTCTCCCTGCATCCGGGCGACCGGGTGCAGTGGGGGCAAGCCCGCCCAAAGGAGGAAACAGCATGACGAATAGGATATTGATTTACGTTCAAGGGGGGATCATCCATCACATAGTGGCAGATCAGCCCGTCGATATTTTCGTGGCCGATTACGATGTGGATGGAGCGGACGCGGACATGATCGCAACCTTCTTCGACGAAGAATGCTTGCTCGGAAAATTCGACCACGGCGTCAACCGAGTGGCAACCAGTGTTGCGGCAACAATCGTTAGCGAAAGGGGAGGTGACAAATGAACCCGCGAGAATACTGGACCGCCTGTCGGCTGCACGACTGGTACTATAGCTATAGCGATGACCCCGGAGTGTTCCGCGCCGGGGTACAGGCCAGCTATAGGCTGATCCAACTAAAGCACGACCGGCCCGACCTCGCCGCGATATTCGAGGCATGGAAGGATCACGCATTCAATTCCGGCCCCGTGCCGACCGAGCCAAAACTGGAGGATTGACAGATGCCAAAGTGGAAAGTCCGCGCGTGGTACTCAGTGCCGCGATGGAAGGAAATTGAAGTCGATGCGCCAGACGAACGAACCGCCTATAAAATGGGGGAGAGCTTAGTCGAAAGCGACGATACAAACTCGTGGGAAGAATGGCATGATGCCGAGGTGCAGGTTGATGTGGAAAGGATTTACACATGAACGCCGACAAGCTGATAGAGGAATATGGATACTGGGGCGAACATCCGCAGCATCCGCGACACGAATGGGCCTATGAGGTGTCCGAGGACTACACTCGCGAAGGTTACTGGGAATGGGTTGACGCAAGGGAACAGGAGGATTGACATGGAATACAAACTTTTTTCCGACCCCGGCCACGGATGGCTGCGCGTGGACGTACAGAGCGCCGCCAGTGTCGGGCTGGAACCGTCCAGCTTCTCCCGATATTCCTACAGGTACGGCCACTGGCTCTATCTGGAGGAGGACTGCGATGCCAGCTTGTTCGTTAAGGCATACATGGCCAAGCACAACCGCCCGCCCGTCGTGAAGGAACACCACACAGAGGGACGGTCTGTGATACGCAACTACCAGAGGATCGCGGCGTAATCCGCTCGCCGCTGGGCTTTCGGGGTTCTGAAATCAAACCAAAGGAGAGAGAACGTGGAACTCATCGGACGATTCAACCACCGCATAATAAGAAAGCACGATCCCGTCGAATTGTACGCGATAGAGCTTGTCTACTACGACCTTGACGGCACACCGACCGACTACTCAAATGCCCTGCCTTCTACCGCAGATGGAAGCTCTCTTTATTCTGCCGCGCTTGAGATGATGGAGGCATTCGCCCGACCCATCCTTGACCACAATGAGATTGACTTTTCTCGTAGCGTTCTCGAAAAGGAAGACAACGCAATCGGCATGGTCTACACGGAAAAACAGGAGGATGATTGACAATGCGCCGCAACGAACCGTGTGCCCACATGCGGCCCGACTACGACCGAATGGAGGTGGCACATCACATAACCCGGAACCCCGTTACGGACGAGATAACATGGGAGCCAACTCAACTTGAGAGCGAACTGGAACGCATGGGCCTCATAGAGCGCCGTGCCGACCCGGACACATAGGAGGAAACAATGGACGCGATTCTCTACTTCTCAGTGATGGGTGCCGGTGTAGCTGCCCTGTTGCTGTTCGTTGACGACCCCTACAGGAAATGAGCCATGTTCGGGATGCTTGTGGTTGCCATTATAGCTGCGGTGTGGTTGATCGAAAGGAAATGACGCTCGCCGCTGGGCTTCGGGGTTTCAATTTCAACTCAAAGGAGAAGACAAATGGATGACGTAACGAAGAAACTTGCCGACACTCACATGGTAGAACTGCCCGGAGCAGTGCTGCTGGCACTAATGGAACGAATGATGGATGAGGTGGTGAGATCCGGCAAGCTCTCACAACTGATGAAGGCAAAGGGTTTTAGTGAAGAGGACAGGAGCGACATCGCCCTGAGCGCCAACGCCTCATATGTGATCGGCGTCGTCCTATTCCGTGAAGCGAGGAAGGTCTTTGGCGACAGATTCATAGATGACTTCTGCGCTGGCGAGGATGTCGTGCCGGAACCCCCAAGTGTTTTTGCTGGCAGCACCAGCATCAACTAATAAGTAAAGGCCGGAGGGTGGGCATCCTCCGGCCTTTTTTATATGTGCGCGACATCTGGGTGAACGAAGCGCAACGTGTCGCCCTATTACGCGGGCCGCGTCATCCGGCTTGTGCCGAATTCTTTTTTCGCGCCTCGGCACTCAGGGCCAAGTACGCTACAGCATCGATATAGCTATCCATGTGGTCCGGGTTCTCAATGATCCGGGCCATCTTCAACCATGTCATGCAGAGCGCCGCTTGCTCTGCCGTTATCTTGACCCCCAATATCAATTCCCATCCAGCCGCAATCCTTGCGTGCATCTTGGTTGCATCGCCATAATCACGCGCCCGATCCCCGTCGATCAGTTCCCCGGCAGTCTTCAGGACCGACTGGCGGATTCCTATCATCTCTTGAACAACGGGACTCAAGCCGGGATGGTCACCATCAACCGGATAGCCAGCTTCAATCATGGTCTGCGCGTTCATTTTCCCTCCGATATTCTAGGTGCCAGACGATCATGGCGATGTATCGGGCTACCTTCAACACTACCTTCTCCATCATCCAAGGGCAAGCTAAATGTAATGCCTCGTGGATAATTGTTTCAAGCCGCGCTCGGCCTTGCAGCCGCGAATCAATCTCAAGCATGGGCTGTGCTGGCGGGGTTTCAGCGGGTTCGGTGTGGAGCAACTGCGTTGCCATACCATCGGCGGCATGACGCATCAGCGGCCTCTCGACGATGAGAGGCAGCTTACGTAGGTCAACGCTGCCATCCTTTCTGAACCCCGGCACAGATCAGTTCCGCTTCTCATCCAAGAATACATTCAAACGATGCTGGATGCGGGTGACGTGATACAGCGTCTCGGGCACGTCCGTCGTAGACACGCACTCGTAGACATGCGTGTCCTTCGTCCTCCCGATAAGGATAAGCTCTGAATACCTGTCCCTCGCCGCCTCCATGATCTTCTCCGGCGTGATCTCATCCTTCTCTGGATGGCTTGTGCCGGGGAAGTGAACGATGTTGTCACTCATAGCGTGAACCCTTCATTTGCCTGATCATCCTGTTGCATTTCCTGATACTGTGTCGTGCCGACATTGTAAAGCAAGTTTGTCTGGCCCTGCTTGCCTACCCACGAAAAGCGGCATTTCCAGACATGGATCTGAGCAATCGTTGGAGCATCCTTTTCGCGGTGGACTGTAAGCCCGCAGTCAGCCTTCGCAAACCACGCCGCTGATCCGCTAATATCAAATCCGCCGGGTGGAGGAATGCGGCCATCAGCGCCGCGCTGCATCTTTGTTGGATGAGCGACAAACCAGATGTGTATGCCGTGCCCCATCGCAAAAGCCTTAACCTTAGTGAGCATATCAGAGATCCACTCCGTCTCGCTCTTGTCCCGGTTATCACGGCTAATGAAATTGTAGGGATCAATAACAGCCCCACGAATGCCAAAACGAAGGATAGCAATGCGCAGCCGGTCCAGAATGCCGTCAAGGTCAGCAAGGCTACCATCGTCCTGATGTACGAACGAAAAGTGGCCGTTGATGTGATCGAATGCGGCATTGGCCTCTTCCTTGTTCATGCGCCTATGGTAGCCATCGAAGAAGTGAACCCCGGACCTCTTCGACATGAGCTTGGCAATGTGGAAACGGGGTTCGTTCTCGAAAGAGCAAATGCCGAACTTCCAACCCTTCGAGGTGGAAAGGTTGATCATGATCTGGTCGATGAACTCGGACTTGCCGCTCGAAGGAATGCCCGTGACGATTGTCACCTGCCCGGGCACTACCGTGTATAGCTCATCCACCGATTCATAGCCCGTAGACTCGCCCCTGCCTACGCCCTTGTCGTATAGCTCCCATACAAGATCCCGAAACCGCTCGGCATCGTAGAGACCTTGGACCGGCCACGGGGTTGGCTCGGATACTGCTTTCCGAAGACCTTCCGCGCCATGTTTAAGAAGCACATCGTTCGAATCTTTTGAACCTTCGGGGAAGCCGACGCGCCAGCAGCGCTCTTTGCCAACACGCCGCGCAATCTCTTCAGCGAGTGCCTCTCCCGGAGCATCTGCGTCCGTCGCAATAACAATCCTCTTGGCGGCATCGACATACTCCTTCGCGTCCCAAAGGAACTTGAACTTCCGGTCTTCCGTCGGGTCGATCCTACCCTCTGTGACCTTGAGGTTAGCCCCGTTCGGCACAGATATGGCGTTTACACCAACCTCTGCCATGGCGAGGACATCCATCTCTCCCTCGACGATGATCAGGTCATCGCCGACCTTGATGCGGTCCAGCCCGAAGAATGTGCCGGGACCGTTGGTGCAAGCAAATCCCTTGCCCTCAAGCTTGCGGTGCTTGATGGCATCAAGGACTCCCTTCTTGTCAAAGTATGGGAACCCGAGTGCCGGGGTGCCTTTGTAGTCGTCGCCGATCAGCTTGAACTTGGCTGCCGTTGCAGCAGATATGCCGCGCGAAGACAGGAATTCATAGTGCCGCTCGTCAAGGCTGTCGTATTCATTGACCGCCTTGAGTTGCTTCCGCTCTTCCATTTTTGCATACCCCTTATGCGTTTCTTGCAGCCACACAGCACCGGCAACCCCGCAGTCGCCGTGGTAGCAACTGTACATGATGGCGTCGTAGCCCCTGTTGACCGAGAGGCAGGTGTCGTGCTTCTTTTTTCGAGATGAAGAACACCACGGACAGGTGTATCTGTGCTGCCCGACTTTGGTGTTATTGATCAGCCATTCCTCTTGGGGGGACGGCATCTAGCATACCCACTTCGGGGTTCCAGTTGTCGTAGTCATCATGTCCTCCTTAAAGACCGCCAACCATACCACGTACCGGATATACCATCAAGCCCTATTTCCTATACCCTTGAGTTCAGATCGTTAGATCTTTGGGATAGGACAATAGGCGAAGAACCCCAGCATTTCTGCTAGAGTTCTTCCGCCCGGTCAACTATACCCTTTGAGACGAGTCGTTGAGTCTCGGGGTCTGACTTAGGCACCTAGCCAGACTTTGCAGCCACTTCCAAGCGCATGTGCCGCGCCAGCCGTCCCCGCTTCTGCATTACGGACTGCGGTTGCCTCTGTGGACGATCCCCGTGGTAGAGGCAGGCTGATCGTACCCCACCGTGATTTCTCCGTCGGTACGACCAGATCTTTAGGCTAGCACAAGGCGGGGTGCTTTCTCAAGCCCCCCTTTTCTTGTCTACATCGCCTGTGTGTGACTCGACGTAGGTACGCACTAAGAACCTGAATTCCATAGCCTTTTTGAATGCTCGCTTGCGGTTCCGATCCTTGAGCAATGCAGAAATTGCATGCCTGATATGCGCAGGATCGAGGCCAGCCATGCCGCACACGATCTCGAAGTCTTCGTGGGCGATCCAATCGGATACCTCTTTCCGAATCGCCCGATCTCTTGATGTAGCGTCAATAACAGCCTGCGCCATGACGTGCAGCCACAGCACCCGCTCTGGTTGAAGAGTGGGGTCGGGGAGCGTCATCAAAAACGCATAGCTGCTCTGACTATTCTGCATGGATCTTTTCTTTTAGTTTTGTGTATATCAAACCAATTTCCTCAAGGCTTGAGTTGCTCTTTATCCGGTTTGCTCGCCAACTAACTATCCATACATTTCCTTTTATATACCCAAGAGAATTGTCTATCCTGTCTATGGATGGACTGTCATCTTGACCGCCCTTTCCTCTTGCTGCGTAATTTATTTTTATAGAAAGCAATGGGCAATGCGTGGGCAAAGGCAAATCATCAACAGTAATATTAAATTCAAGCCCAAATTTTTCCGATCTCTTCTTCGCAATGCAAAGAAGATTCTTAATCTTTGCCCTCGGATTGCTGGCAAAGTATTCCCTCATTTGTTGGTTGTATGCGTCCCTGTCTCGTCCCCTTATTATCTCTTTGTATTCCCTATTCTTCTTTCTTACGTAGTCTATGTTTTTCCTTTTCCACCTGAGAGATGCCTCTCTTTGTCTTTCGTTTCTTGATTTTTTTATCTCAGAATCAATGATCACCGATCTTCTCCACTGTAATCTCTGCCCTCGGGTTCTCCTTATCGATGTACCCGAAAATGTGCTGTTCCCGAATTTGTCGGTCGTTCAAATACACAGCATCCTGCATTAGGTCGAATATCAGGGATGGATCGAGGTCTGGCCTGCGTGATGCATAATAAATACTGATGGTTACGCGCAGATCTCCATCCATCAGAGGATCTATAATCGGGCATTGCTCTCTAAACGTCTTGCTGTAGTTCAGGGCCTTCTCGCTCTTGATGAAGAACTTGCCGGTCCACCTGCGGGAGTTGGCCTTCGAGGCTGGCTCGCCAAGGACCGTGAAAACGATGGTTGACGGCGGGCTTTCTGTCATGTATGAGTAAACCCCATGAAGATAACAAATAAATTTAGCTTGCCAGAAACGCTCGTAAGGGCGGTCATGGATGATGAGTATGACAAGGGCGACTCCGTATTGTCCGTGACGCAATTGATTGCGCCGCCACGAATAGTTGTACTTCAAAAACTGAATGAACACAACCTCACGTCGGATGTTGTGGACAGGGTGCCATCTCTCCTCGGCACAGCAGTACACAAGATCATCGAGAAGGGATCAAAGGATGTCCCCGGACACATCGTAGAGGAGCGTCTATTCTCCGATGTCTGTGGCTGGAAAATATCCGGTGCCGTGGATTTGCAAATACAGAAGGGCGACGGCGCTTGGGAAATTAACGATTGGAAGGTCACGTCCGTCTACTCAGTCTTGAGCGATAAACCTGAATGGGAACAACAACTTAACTGCTATGCCTATCTGGCTAGCAAGTCCCATGGCCGCAACGTAACCAGCCTCAAGATCGTCGCAATCCTGCGGGATTGGCAACGCAAGCAAGCCGAGATCAAGGCAGACTATCCGCAGTCTCAGATCGTGATGGTTGACATCCCGGTGTGGACCCCGGAGCAGCAAGAGGCGTACATCACAGAGCGAGTGGCTCTGCATCAGGCGGCACAAAAAGCTGTTGACACGGGTGAGCCGGTCGCCTATTGTACGGATCAGGAGCGCTGGGTTCGTGGCGAATCATGGGCTCTGATG